AAGCAACTTGAAGTCATGAGCATCCACTTTGCCATTCTTGTTGGCATCAATCTTGTGTTGATTGCCAACCAAGGCTTCGTCAACTTCTTCTGCTTCACAATCTGCGCATTCATTGGTGTTGAACATTGATGAAGAAACTTCAGCTTTCTTTACATCAAGTAATGCATCAATTTTATGTTGTAACAATGAACTAAAAATACTATTGGCTTCTACATGATTGCCGGCGTCGATGTTATCAATTAAATCTAAAATTGCTTCGTTAATATCTGACATTTGAATATCCTCTTTTATTTGTGTAGCAGGGCGTGTTTTAGAAACATGAATGGTGTGAGGGCGAGAATCTGCATCCATAGGTTGGATATTGATGTGTCCTGCAAGGGCGGCATTCTTATTTCCGTCGTGACGATATATTACTTTACCTGTAACTTTCTTTCCTTTATGAGTGAAAGAAACGGTATCACCTATCTTAACTTCATTTAGCTCCATTCTTTTTCTCCGGTGGGGCGGGGAAAGGAGATCCCTTGGGTAATATGTTGCCAGGTTTATTTGGGTCTTCTAATGGTTCAGAGTAATCCATTCCAGCCGATGCTGCTTTTTCATTTTCTGAATCCATTTGTTTAATTTCATCATCAGTTAACCGTAGCACATTCTTTTGAATATAACTCTTACTTACATATTTGCCATCAAAGTCTGCAAGTTGCGATAATAATTCAATACGGGATCGCAACAATTCTTGATCTTTACTTTCAGAATAATAGGCATCTTGGGCAAATTGATATTTAATATCTTCCTTGAGTTCTTCCCAATCAGCTTCCGTGGTAACGCCTTTTAACACAAGTTGTGTTTTTAATAAATCATCAAACATACGCGAGAATTGTCGGCGTAGTTTATTGATAAATTTTGTGAACTTCAACTCATCTCGATTAATTTCAGCGGCACGTCCAAAGTTTAATCCTGATTGTTGCTGTAAACGAGAAACAGGAACATATAAACTTTCATATAACTTACGTTGGAAGTATTCAATATCGGCAATTTCACCGAGATTTTGCCCGCCTGGTAGAGTATCAATTTCAGTACCCTTACCCCCTTCACGCCGAGGCAACCAAAAATCTTCCAACAAACTCATCGTCTTTTTATCATCACGAATCTCGCCTGTGTTGGCATCATACACCAACTTATTACGATAACGATTCATGATGTCCTTGATGTATTGCTCCGCCTTCAACTTAGGAAGGTTACCCACATCAATATAGAAAATTCTGCGTTCAGGTGCTCTTGCTAAACGATAGATGACAAGAGCATTTTCCATCATGCGCAGTTGATTTGCGGTTTTAATGGCTTTATGTAAATAGCTTAATATCATGTTGTTATCTACATCAACTAATCCTGATGAAACATAACAAATGGCATCTTTTGTAATCTTTAATCCTTGTGTGGAACTTGGATTCATTTGAGCAACAGGAGTAGACAGCACTCCTTTTTCATTATATACGAAAAATTCTTCCACCTTACGAACAAATTCAACGCCTGTATTTTTTTCAGTTTCTTTGATGATGTTTCTGACTTTCTTGATTTTTCTAGGATCAATGTAACGAATGTCAGTTAACCCTTGTCTAGGTTTTTCTACATCTACAACTTTGTGAAAATACAAACGGCCATCTACATACCAGCGTCGAAAATAATCGTGTGCTCGATGTTTAAAATCAAGAATTTGTAAAATATTAACAAATTCTTCTTTAATTGCCTTTTTAATTGAATCAGGTGCCTTCACATCATCTAAATTAATATCAATAGGATCTTCATCCTCTACATTGGCAATAGATTCATTAATAATATCGTCAATGGCACTATCAACATCTGCCATTAAAGAAATGGTCCGATAGCGTTGAATTAAATCTGATTCATTTTTTGCTGCATTATCCAGGTCGAGGTAGGTACCATAGTACCCACCTGCCCGGACAGTATCAAGAGCACCATCGTCGGAAGGAGGCACGAAACTAATTTCATTTCGTGTGGGCTCCTTCCGCTTGATGCTATATCCAAAAATATCCATAATATTTTTACCTTACCAAAGATTAAACAGGTGTTACATCAAAATGCGAATATTGGAACGTCACGGTGAATTCTGAAATCACATCATTTTGACTATATGCTAATGCAATTTCCGACACGTTGATTGGAAAAGCGTTACGAATTTCGTAACTACGAAGTGTAACGTCATTTCTATCTAATTGCCTTACTTGCAAATCACATTGATATGCCGCAGGGGTCAATAGACCGCCATTGTTTACACGATCATTCATCACATTTGTCCAGCGTTCGAAGTATGAACGCATTCTCATTGAGGTATCATTAATGATTGTGACTGTCCATGGATCAAAGATGCGTTCTCCTGCCATCTTGACTTCACGACCACGATACTGAACAATGGTTGGGTTAACGTTTGAAGCGGGTAGAGCAGCTGCCGTTACTAGCAACGAGTCATCGGAAGCTGCTACACCTACTACTGCAGGCCAAGTAAGTGTTACCAAAAATTGATTTGGACGAGCACCACCTGCGCCTAACTTATTTCTAAATTGGGTAATATCCATTTGTGTCTATCTCCTAGAAGTTATTTAGTTTAGGCGCCGACGACTTCTTCAAAGCTCACGCCTGTGCGTGTTGCGATGAAGTTTAGCTGCATGAAGTTGATGGAACGAGAGGGCTTAATGAAGATGTCAGCTACGAATTCGTTACGGTCAATGACTTCGCCTGTGTTATTTGTTTCGTCACATACAACGCGGAAGTCATATATACCACGCCGACCACGCACATCACGCAAGAACGGCTCAACTAAGTTACGGAACTGAGCACGGGTGAATGCATCGTTGAATTCAAACAATTGATACTTGCCTGCCGTGGCAATTGCCTTTTCTAACACGATGAACAAACGACGAACGTTAATTCGGTCGAACGCTGATGGCTTGTCAAGAAGTGTCTTGTCACCAAACAACACGGTTCCTTCGCCTGGGAATGATACAACTGGGTTGATACCATTCTTATATAGTTCATCTCGGTCTGTCTTGTTTGGTGAGTATGCCAACTTCACAACGTTCTTGATTTGTCCACGATTTAATCCGCCTGGTGAGAACCAAGGATCGGCAATGGTATCAGTACGAGCACAGAGACCTGCAATGTCGGCGTTCAAAGGAATCCACCGATACAAGTCATTATACTTGTCGTATTGATACTTCCAACCTGAGTCCATGACACCATATGATGTATTGACATTTAATGTGGACTGACGATCTGTGATAATGTCATCGGCTTCATCTCCTGAATTATTTAAAACAGATGCCAAGAGAGGTGAAACAAATCCTACACAATCCATACGTGATTGTGCAACTTGAATCATGTATTGTCCCACTGCTAATGAATTGGGGCCGTTGAATAGAAGATTTACATCAACAATTTCTGCATTGGCAAATAAGTCCCAACCTAGTTGAAGTGCTCCAGTTGTAGGAGCGTCGTCTGTAACACCGCCGGACAATGACCAATTAGATGAACCTAATCCGTCGTATGTGATTGATGAAGATGCAGCACTGCCCCAGTTTGTGCCAGCCACGTGATCCATCCAGGTAATATACCGTGAACCACGTAATACATCACGATAGAAGGCATTTGAACCGTCTGTACTTTTGACATCGCCCCCCTTTGATGTAAAGGCGAACTTTTCTAACACGGTATTGGGTGTACCTGTCCATAGACCATCTTCATCGACAACCACAATGTGCATTTCATCGTTTGCATTTGCGTTGCCTAGTGATACTAGGTAATCGGATGTTCCTGGAGCAACATCAAATGATGATTTATATGCCCAAGCTCCGAATCCTGATGAGTCACATGCTGACACCTTTAATGAGTTTCCTAAAACTCCTGGGAACTTGGCGGCATATTCACCGACCGCTCCTGCACCTGTTGAATATTGTGCCTCCCATTGGTCTTCGTTTTTAATAAGAATTGCGGTGCCTGATGTTACCGCATTTCTTGCTGCGGTGCCTACTGCACGCACCACCTTTAAGTTATTGCCATATGCCAAGAAATTAGCTGCCGAGAACCAGCTAGCGGCAACTGTGGTGTTTGGCTTGGCAAATGTTTTAGTAAGTTCAGTTTCGTTGCTAATGGTTGTAATTTTTTCTACTGGGCCCCATTGGAAGGCTCCCACGTAGCCCCCTATTGATGTGGCAACAGCAGGAACGATACCTGTTAGGTCTTTTTCGACTACAAGTACGCCTGGTGATAATTGAAATGCCATTTTATTCTCCTGTTAGTGATTGAAATCTTAATAGTATTTTCAGGGCGTGATTACACTACGGTTTATAATATTTATAACTTTACATACTTTCAAAATATTAATCTTTATAAAGATGGTTCCATGGTAAAGATTTGTCGGTTGACCATACAATATTACCATCAACAAATATACTGTCTGAAGATCCGTCATCTATAAATCCAAACGGAGTCAACTCATCTTCAATTTGAGTCATTTGTTGTTTGTAAATTCTCTCACGCACATTAATGTCTGTGAGTTCACGGAAATATTGATTAGTTGTGAGCCAGCCAAATAGTACTAAAGTCATCACTAAATCATCATGATATCCTTCATCTGCTACGAATGTGCCATTTTTTTCAATGAAGGTTGAAAATTCATGGATGGTTTCGGCATCAAATATATTTAGTTTTTTCTCCTCGAGGAGAGATTTAATAGCGAAACATCCTTGTCGTTTCACCGACTTTGTTGTTCTAACTCCCATTGTGGTTGATTTAGCAAATCCTGGACTAATATATGTCTGTTTGTTTTCTTGTAGGGTACACAATATATTTTCATATTCATGTTCACTATGGATAATGTCTGAAATTTGTCCGCCAATATCATTGGTCTCTACAAGTATATATGCATTATTGTAATCCTTTGCTGCTTTTACAATAACATCTGGAAAAAGCATTGGAGAAATTGTATTGTTTTTAAATTTGCCCACAAGTGTATATGGCATATCTGTGACATCAACAATGGTGAAAGCGGAATAATCTCCTCCTACGCCTCGTGAAACGTCAACGGTAATAACATATAATTTATCCTTTTGTGGCTCATTATATATAGACAACCCCATTTCATTATAAAATATAGGATCCATGCTACTCATATGTGCCAAAGTAGACCCGTTGATTAAGGTGTTAGTTGACCCTAAAAATTGACAGAGAACTTCTTGATTAAATTTCACCTCGCCCAGTGTTTTACGTTGTTCTTCTGCCCATGCTTCATCACGCCCAGGGATTTCCCAGTAGGGAATAAAATGATGAACGAACCCATTTTTTCCTTTTTCAGCTTCATTCCAAAACTTCCAGAAGTGATTATATCCTAAAGGAGTTGATGTTAATAAAATCTTCGTAGTTTTACCTGCAGAAATTGTGGGATATACTGACGCGAAAAATTGGTCTGCAATGTTGTTAGGAATGATAGCAGCTTCGTCAATATACAACCAGTTCACAGATTTGCCTCGAATACCTGAGCCTGTTGTAGCTGCGGTAAATACTTTACTGCCGTTTTCAAGTTCAACATTACCCTTGTTCCAAGTACGTACACCTTGCTGCATCCACATGGGTAGATGTTCATACATGATTTGATACCGATCCAACACTTCACGCGCCGCAGATCCTTTGTTTGCTAAAATGGCAACTGTTTTACTTTCTTGGAATAAGGTATACCATAAAATACAGGCAGCCGAAGTAATAGTTTTACCTTGCTGTCTACCTTCCATTAACACAACTTTTCTATTTCCTAATATAATATTAACTTTGTTTCTCTGACAATCATACAACTTGAACAATTTAAGACCATGGTCAAGTGTGACAATATGACAGTAGTTCTCAATAAAGTGAATAGGATCTTTTTGACATCTGGCAATTTCTTGAATTTCTTCAGGAGTAAATTGATGTTGATGTCCAATAGATTTTAAATTAGGATTGCCATGATACGAGTTATTTTCTTCAGTCATTTACATCTTGTATATCTTGTATGGCAATAGGATTACTGGCTTGTTTCATTGCCTTCAATAGTTCGTGTGTCGAGCCAACAAATAAATTGTTCTGTGTTTGAATTTTAGGTTTATCTTCTTTTTCTAAATCTTTTTTACGTTTCTGAATTTCTAGTAAATCTTTTGCAGTATCAGAAACCGTCTTGATGAGTTGACCTGCAACTTCATATGCTCTAGGATGGTCACTATTCTTGGCAATATGTAAAATGCCATCAATGGCTTCATTGCCTTTATCAATTAAATTACGTAAAGTTTCTCTGGCGTGTTGGGCATCATCTTCAACAACCGGCAAGATTGATTTATCACTATCCTCGTTTGTTGTGGATACAACGCCAAATTTTTCATCTAAATTATTAAATGTCATATCTCACTGGAAAAAATGTCATCAAACTCCTGCACAAATTCATAATTATCTATTGGAGTTGCCTCCTCGGGGTCAATTGTAGTTGTGATGCGTCTACCCACTTGAGCATTTGTAGGAGGCCCCCCTTCAAATAATCCATAATCTGTGTATATATTTTGTATTGTTTTCTTGATGATATTAGCGTCTTGAACGTGACCAAAGAAATTCATTTTAACGGTGAAATTTAAATCCCAAATTACACTTAACCGTTTATCAAATCCTCCTTCCCACTCATCTTGATAGCTGATATTATCTAGTACAATTTGCAAATCGCGTTTCACGCCTAATTCAGGAATTTCATTAATAGTGACATTGAAATCAGGATTGAAATAAGGAAGAATTTGTTCTATAATTTGTAGACCGTCATCTTGATTTTTTGCAAATATACTTAAACTAATTCCCATATTATATGGGGTTGAGATATATGAATATCGAATACCGGTATTTGTTGTACCTGAGGTGTCAACCGCACGAACATTTTGTGTAACTGATAATTTTCTAGACGCATCATAGCTGAAATTTGTTATTTCAAATCCCATGCGAGGCAATGTAATTTGAAACGTTGCGCGGCCTGTTTCTAATTCAGGGGCTTCACGAATACGGTCAATAAATTTTTGTTTAGGAGCATAACTTAAAGGCACAAATAAACTTTGTGCAACTTCTCCTTCTGCATTTATTCTGCGTAGTGTAATATTATTGAATAATGTTCCAAATGCAATGATGGCTTTTCGAATATGTTGATGATAGAAATGTTGATTATTGAACATTAGTATTCACCGAATGGATTGACTTCAGAAAAATCAAGAATGTCTCCGCCTTCAGATTCAAAAAATTCAGTATCGGAAAATGGCACATTGCTAGTTGTGTTGAAATCTTGTTTAATTATAGCATAGCCTGTCTGTGATAACAATCTTTCACCGGTTTGAGATAGTATTTCATATTCAAAAACATTTTGTGTAATAGTATCAACTGTACTATCAATGTCTGTAATTCCTGTATCAAACACTTCTGAACTATACTGATACAATTCACAGCTCATACTATACACGTAAAATTTTCCTAATTGATAAAATGGATCAAGATGTTGCACGAACTTAATTTCAAACATACTGTTGGTTTTTGGGAGATAAATTAAATCTCCTTCGGCAGGACGATTTGGAAGTTGAAGTAGTTCTTCAGGACTTGAGCCTACCGTGTCTTCCCATCTACGTTTGGAAACAACAAATGTGGCTTGGTCAGTCACACTGATACCAAATTTTGTAAATAATTCGCCATTGCCTTCCCATCCTTGAATATCTGCCAAATACATTTCTAATGGAATGGCAGTATCAAATTGACTTAATACATCTTCTCCTAATATGTTATCTAGATTACCGGATGAACGAGGAAGATAATAGACATCATGTCCGTAAATCTTGATGCTTTCAATGATTAAATCTTCTATGAGTCGTTGTTCATTGGTGGTACCTGAGGTGTTTCCTGATTGAAAATAGAAATTTGTTGCCATGCTATCCTACCATGAAATCAACCGGGAGTTCATACCGGTTTTGCATTTCCGTTTCTATTTGTCGTATTTCTTCCATGGATTCATCGTAGATTTGTTGCCCATTCATTTCCACACCGCCAGGTAGTTTCATGCCTTGGAACTTCTTCATGTTGTCACCCCATTGCCGCTTAATCAATGATGTGGCATATCGTTTCAAGAACATGTCGTTGTACACTTCACTGTACACTTCTGGATCAATGATGGCACTGACTTCAAAGATGACATGATCTCCGATGGTAAATGTCTCGGCCCAATTCACATCAAGATAGATACGATTCATTTTTCTGTTGAATCGAATGGTTCTTTCACCTGCAAACATGTCATCAAGTAATTGTAAGTGCATTTTTACTTGATTATAATAGGTAACGTCAGATGACAACAAATTATACATATCGTTTAAGCGAAATTGATACACAACATTGAAAATGTTTGTGGATCCCGTGTTGCTACTACCTGCAGATCCCACTGGAAACACCCGAATCACGCCTGTGATGTTGTCAGCAACATTAAAATATCCGCGAGCCAAACTTCCTTGGGTGTAGCCTAGTGTTGCATGCAATCCTGTAGAAAATCCAGAAGTTTGTCCTGTAATAGTTTCACTATTTTGAAACGCTTTGGTCTCATTTTTGATGTCAATGGTGTTGATGCTGGTAATGTTATGAATAACCCCAGATGCTCCAGAGGTGCCCCCGACGAGTGTTTCACCCGCGGTGAAGTTGTTTGCCAACACGGATGATAGCTTCAATGTTGATGCTGTGATTTCTTCAGAAAGATACATCTTCTCCACGCCATCAAAGTGATATTCCTGCCAAAATTCGACGGCATCTTGAATTCTATCTTCTATTTGGTCATCATCAACATTGATTTCAATGACAGGATATCCTAAACGACGCAAACAGTAATCTTTTAATTGTTGTCGTGTTGTAATAGGCATGTTCACTCTTTAGTAAAATAGTTGGAAAATTCTCTTCCCAACTATTTATAAGAACTTCTATTTGTTATCTTCATAATACTGCGATAACCATTTCCAATCAACAGTTTTTTTCAACTGGGTTGGGCTGTCCTTATGCTTTGCTGCATAGTCATGACCATCTCTGGCGCCTTTTAACACCCAAAATGCGTTATCTCCCTCAGCAAAAGCTAACCAACGAGATAACCAATATTGTGAGTTTTGGTCAAATCTTAGAGTTAATTTAACAGTTTCACGAAACGCTGTTCTCCAGGCCTCATATTCCGATGTTGCAAATATGCCCTCACTTGCTGTTCTAGGATCGGAATAACACGGACTATATTGGGTGAAATCTAATCCAAAATCTTCGGGGGTATTTAATACTAAATTTTTATTATAACACACAATGCCCATATGACCATATTCTAAACGATTGCTCATATTTTTCGAATTAAAAACAATGTGTGCATTTGTTACATCTGGTACGTAATCAAATACTGAAATATCGGTAACGTAATTTTTACCGGTTACAACAAAAAAATGATCGCTAGTTTTAGTTAAATCCACACATCGCAAAAACATATTTCTTCGACCATCAATCCCATCAACTCGTATAGCCTTAGGATATATCTCAACTAAATGTTTCCAATTTCTATCGGCATTACTTTCCCCATTGCTCGCAAAAAATACAGGTATTTCTTTTTTGTTATAATTTTTTCCTCGAACTGTGTGTATGACACCCACAGGATCTACTTCAATAATATGTTTAACAGGCCAATCCCACGGAGAATCATAATTCATTTTATATTCATCAATAACAGATTTTTCTCCTGCCCACCCCGCAATGTATACTAAGTCGTCGGTTTGTTTAATTGAAAAAATCACAGGACCTGAAATATGAATCCACTTGCCATTATCAAAACAAAATAATTTCTTTTTAGAACTAACGTCATCAATAATATTGACGCAATCATGAATGGTTAATTCTTTATCGCCTGCTTGTACCCAACCTTTAGCATCTCTTGCTGTATGAATAAAATCAGTAAACCAACCTAATGTTCTGACCCACGATTTTTGTTCAATTATCCAATTGTTTTCAAAAAGGTCACTATGCATCAACCAAGATTCATTATTTAGCATTATTTTTGCTCTCTTTTCTTCATATGTTTTTTAATAATTTGTTCCTGATTGGTTCCAATACTAGGACCAAACGCCCAATTGCCCACATGTCGAATTTGACGGCTTAGATTCATGTCAACAAAAATGTCATATCCTGCGTTTCGAAGTTTTTCTTGAAAAAAGAAATCTTCACCGTGCCATGAATTATCCTTCCACTCAAAACTGAACCAAGGTTTTTGTATATCATGTAGGATATGGGTTTTCATCAACATACAGCCCATACCAATAGCTTCAACTTTTTCTAGGTCTGTTTGTGATTCTAAAGGTAACCAGCTATCCCAATCGCCTCGAACTTTATATGCCACGGTAGTTAATGGTGTAGACCGTTTCATATAATTGGCAGCAACAATATCTTTATCATGTGCCATTAAACGTAATGCAGTCGTAGGGGGAAACATCATATCAGAATCCAGCCAAAGAATATAATCAGCATTCATTTCTAATGCTTGTTGTGCTAACTTTTCTCGTTGATTTAACAGAATTGTGCTAGTATCAAACATAGTATACACATCCATTCCCACCTTTGTTGTAGCTTTGACAAGTTCCAGTAATGATGATGTAAACAAGGTTTCAACTGTATCACGGCACGGAACTAAGATGGCAAGTTTTGTAGGATTATCCTGGTGTTTGCCTGTTTTCCAACTACTTGTGGTGTAGAGACTTTTCATAATCCTGGCACCCCTGCTGCCAAATCAGATGCTTGATTAGAAATGTCATTGATAAGAGATACTAGTTCTTGTGTGCGCATCACAACTAATTGATAATCTCCCAATGGAAATTGTGTGATGATATTCAATGTCTCAACCGAATACTTATTTTCAATGAGAATTTCCATTGCAGCAATGCGAGAATACTTTTCAATCATCGCCATTCTAGATGCATGAAAATCGTTGGACAATAGATTTTGAAGGAAGTTTAAATCTTGCTCGTTTAAAATTTTTTCAAACAAGGCAATTTTTTTTTCATCTTGTACGTCTTGTTCACGAAGATATTTCAATTCGTATAACATCTTCACAAGAGTTGGTTTATCATATCCAATAGAAACCCATCGGAAATATCGTTCTTCATATTCCGATGGAGTTTCATTAATAGAGTTTATTAGAGTATCAATGTTTATATCAGTCATATTCACCTCAAAAAAAGAAATAATGTATTAATTTAATCTAACTACTAACAGCTATATTGTCAAGTTAGTTACGGTCCATCATATGTGTATGTGGTGGATTTCAACCCTAAATGAGCACTGAGCTGCATCGTGCCGCCCGACCCGGCGGCTACCCCTCGTTTATCAGTTGTTGTCGATGTTAGAGAATTCAAGGTGGTCCAAGCATTTTGACCGAGACCTGCCGTGTCACTCGTGTTTCCTCGTAAACGAACCGCATATGTCCCACGATCGGCATTACTCGCCAAGCCAAATGCTTTGGCGGCAAATCCCATGCCTATTCTACTACCGGTTGCTGGTATTGTACCCATGGTATACTGCTCCTAAATTAACGAGATTTTTTTAACTCAGCAACTTCGGCTTGTAATTCCTTGATGGCTTCAATTAATAATGGAATCATCTTTTCATACTTCACCGCCTTGAATCCATCTTCTCTATCTGCAACAACTTCTGGAAGAACAGCTTCAACTTCTTGAGCAATCACCCCTACATCGTGACGGCGTACAAAGTATCCATCTTCTCCTCCTCTACTATCTATATGACTTTGTGTCCAGTCAAATTCTACGCCGCGAATCTGACTCAATTTTTCTAGTGCATTAGTAATAGGTGTTACATTTTCCTTTAATCGGGCATCAGATGAGTAGAAGGCAGTAACTTCACCTGTTGCTCTAACTTCATTGGTCGCGCCGGCAGTACCCACACCAACGCCTCCAAACTGAACGTTTGATGATGTGGTAATTGCCTGAGGGATAGAGATGGTAACGGCACCTGTGGCACCTGACACAGTAATGCCTGTGCCTGCCACGTTACTTGTCACCCCTGTATTAGTAATTGTAACTGCGGCAGATCCGTTATAACTTGAACCACCTAAACCCGAACCAATGGTTAATGTGTTTGCCACTGAACTTGCAGCACCTGTCAACGTTGCAGTAATCGTTCCCGCGCTAAAGTTGCCTGAGGCATCTCGTGCAACGATTGCAGACGCAGTATTGGCATTTGTCGCAGTCGTAGCACTATTACTTACCTTGAGCGCAGTACTAATTGTTGCCAATTTAGTATCAACAATTGCTGCCGAAGCACTAATGTCTCCGTTGACAATTGTGCCATCAACAATCATCGCACTGGTTACAACTCCTGATGCTATTGTTGTTGTGTTCCCCACGGAAGTAACATGCCCAGTGAGATTGGCGTTGGTTGTGACATTGCCCGCAGTTAATCCTGCTGCTGTGCCAGTCACGTTGGTCATGGTACCTGATGCTGGGGTTCCCAGAGCAGGCGCAGTCATTGTTGGGCTAGTTAACGTCTTGTTGGTCAGGGTTTGTGTTCCCGTTAGTGTAACCAACTCAACTTCTGCCGCTGCCAATCCTGCTTTCCAAACATCAGCAGTTTCATCCCAAATTAATGAGGCGTTTGTAGATGTGCCGCGTTCAATCTCAATACCTGCATTTTGTGATGGCGTCCCTGCTTCATCACTATTTAAAACGAGAATGTTGTCGCCAATTGATACGGTATTGGAATTAACGGTTGTTGTTGTTCCATTGACAATTAAATCGCCACTCAGAGTCAAACTAGCGGCGCTTACTGTGCCTGTGAATGTTGGACTAGCTGAGAATACTAATGTGCCTGTACCTGTTTCATCCGTGACTGCTGTAATAAGATTTGCACTACTAGGAGTTCCTAGAAATGTAGCAATTCCTGCGCCGAGTGATGTGATGCCTGTGCCACCGTTAGCTACAGGGAGTGTGCCTGTTACGCCAGAACTGAGAGGCAATCCTGTGCAACTTGTAAGAGTTCCTGAACCAGGTGTTCCTAGGGCAGGGGTCGTTAACGTTGGACTTGTTAACGTCTTGTTAGTTAATGTTTGAGTGGCAGTAAGGGTTGCAACCGTGTCGCTAGTTCCTGGGAATGCAAATGAAGTAGCATCAGTCCCCGTCAATGTCAGCGAGTTACTTGCTGTTAATGTCTTGCCATCAGCAATGGTTAATGTTGACCCAGTTGCAGGTGATGTAATAGCAACCTTGTTCACTGATGTGGCTGACGCTGCACCTAACGTTGGTGTCACAAACGTGGGTGACGTTGTAAATGCAACTGTGCCACTACCTGATTCATCTGTTAAGGCAGACGCTAAATTTGCACTACTTGGAGTTGCCAAGAAAGCAGCAACGTTAGCCCCTAATCCAGAAACACCCGTTGATATCGGGAGTCCTGTGCAACTTGTAAGAGTTCCTGAACCAGGTGTTCCCAGGACAGGTGCAGTCATTGTTGGGCTAGTTAACGTCTTGTTGGTCAGGGTTTGTGTTCCCGTTAGCGTAACAAGCGTGTCCGTTCCAGAAGGAACAGTTAATGTTGAAGTTCCTGATGTTGTCAATGTCAAAGTGTGTGCGGCTGACATTGTAAGAGTTGCGCCAGATACACCTACGTTGGTGATGCTTTGAGCGTTGTTATCTAACCCATTTTTTGCGACAAATCGTTTTGTTGTTGCCATGATTCTATTTCCTCTTGGCTGTTAAATTATACATTAATTGTTGTTGCCATGACTTTATATACTGTGACTGCGTTTACAGGAGTTGTCAACAAACGAAGATTGCCCCCTGAAATATCAGCATCAAATGATGCCAACGATACTCCTGTCAGCACAGTACCATATTCTGTGATATATGCACCAGTTCCGTCATGAATCACACTAACTTCTGTCATGTGATAGGCGGATCCTGAAGTGATGGAAATTTGATATTTCACACTTCTATATGTTGCAACTGCAATACTATCTAATACTTGGTCTGCTGTAGTTGCAGATGTTGTTAATGTAACTGAACGTAGAATACCGTTAGCCAATGCTACAGATGTTGCTGATGCCACCCCTAATGTAGGAGTTACCAATGTGGGGCTTGTAGCAAATACTGCCGCACCAGATCCTGTTTCATCTGTTAATGCAGTAGCAAGTTGAGAAGAAGTGAATGATCCAAGTACCGCAGCGTTTCCGACCGATGTAACATGCCCAGTGAGATTGGCGTTGGTTGTAACGTTACCAGCAGTTAATCCTGATGCTGTACCTGTCACGTTTGTCATGATACCAGACGCAGGTGTTCCCAAGGCAGGGGATGTTAACGTTGGACTTGTTAACGTCTTATTAGTTAGTGTTTGTGATCTAGTTAGAGTAACAACTTCAACACCCTCAACTGTAATAACACCTGCAGCAGAACGAGCAATAGTGGTATCGCTTTCATTACCTAAATCCAACGTACCAAGAACAGTAGCATTACCATTGCTTGCTAAAGTTATATTAGTTAATGTAAGACTTGAACCTGTCGCTGCACCTATAGCTGGAGTAACTAATGTTGGGGTATTCGCAAATACTGCTGCACCTGAACCAGTTTCATCTGTTAGTGCAGTAGACAATTGACTAGATGTAAAACTACCAAGAACAGTAGCGTTTCCGACTGAGGTAACATGCCCTGTTAAGTTGGCGTTGGTTGTAACGTTACCCGCAGTTAATCCTGCTGCTGTACCTGTTACATTGGTCATGATACCAGACGCCGGTGTTCCTAATGCTGGGGTGACCAATGTGGGACTTGTGGCAAATACTAATGCACCTGAACCAGTTTCATCAGTAACAGCTGTTGCCAGCTGAGCTGAGGTGGCAGTCAGTGTGTTGCTTGTAAGATCAATGGTTTTGTTGGTGAGTGTCTGTGTCCCACTGATGGTTGCTAAAGCTACTTCAGATCCTGCCAATCCTGCCACCCATGCATCACTGGTTTCATTCCATAACAAAGACGCATCTGTGCTAGTGCCACGTTCAATCAATAACCCTGCATCTTGTGATGGCGCCCCTGTTTCATCACTATTTAAAATGATGATGTTATCGCCAATTGATACGGTATTGGAATTAACAGTAGTGGTAGTGCCGTTCACTGTGAGGTTTCCTGATACTATCATGTCATTGAATGTGACATTACTACCTGTGCCTACAGCTTGCCCAATAGAAATCGCCCCTGACGTAATTGTAACTCCTGTGCCCCCTGAAAAATGAGCACGAACGTCTGAGGCACTAGGACCTGTGTAGGTAATAACTCCTGTGCCTGAGTTATATGATAAGCTACCATCACCACTTACATCTGTGACGCTAACAGCGGCTCTGGAACGTGCATCTGTGTACCATAGATTTACAGGACTACCATCTTCGGCAATGTCATCGGTGACCAGTGTTCGAGTACCACCTAATGATGTACTGCTCCCATTAATTGTGATACTGCTATTTGTGAGTGAACCGTTGGCGATGTTGCTGATGGTGTTGTTGTCACCATTAATGGTCTTGTTGGTAAGAGTTTCTGCTCCTGCCAATGTGCCAAAATCGCCGTCTGACAATGCAGTATTAAACTGAGCAACAGTGCCTGATAATGTATTGCTTGTTAAATTAACTGTTTTGTTTGTTAATGTAGTAGTACTCGACCCCGTGATGGCAGAGGTGTTAGTTAAATCAGCTCTAGCTAAAGTAATACCGCCCTGTGTGGAGCCATCATGTATTCTAATTGTTTTTACTTCGGTATCGACAGAAATTTCACCCGCGGCGCCGGTGAAAGCATTATTCTGAGATGTTGTTCCTCTACGAAACTGTACTTGTGTTGGCATCTATTAGTCTCCTAAACAGGGCATGTATTTCATTAATATGTACCACCATCCAAAATGGCGTTATTTGCAGAATTTGTTAAATCCACCTTCATCAATTCATGCCCACCAACGGTCAATGCGTCATGAACACGAATTGTTCCCTTGGAGATGTCTACAGAAATTTCTCCTTCTGCACCCGTAAAGGCATTGTTTTGTGCTGTACTCCCTCTACGAAATTGTACAACAGTGGGGGTTGGCATTGGTATTACCTCTATATTTATAGTGCAGTGAAATCAACTTCGGCGATTGCTCCTAATGGGGTAGTTGAACAGTCATATGTAGGACTTACTGCAATACCAAAAGCGTCCACAGAAAGATTATTTAAATTTCCATAGTCTCCTGTTGGAAACGTAGCTCCTACTAAACTATTTTCTATTGCATCTAATCTATCATCAATTTCAACCGGATCAATATCAACATAGTTAGCGACAGGAGTAATTACATTTCCCGCTGTTCTAATATAGAATAATTTATCAGCAGTATTAATAGCAAGTTCACCTACTGCTAAATGATCAGTAGTAGGTATAGAACTGGCAGTTTCACTTCTTTTGAGCTTAATTATTGTCCCAGCAGGCGGCGGTGTCATTTTCTTTTTACCTATTGACTATTATTTTCTGTAGAAGGTGTTGATGATTCTATTATCTTCTTCAATTCTTCTAGTTCTTCTTGTGTGAGTGCAAGTTGAGCAGACAACATTGTTTTTTCCATTGTTAGCTGCTTAACTTGCTCTCCCAATGCGGCAATATACTTGTTCACTAGTTTTTGCGTATCCATAATAAAACCTCAATTATTTATTAGTATGTGCCACCATCAATGACATTTGACCATTCAGGTGTGCCCGCGTTTGATTTTAAAATGTATGTGTCGGTGCCGGCGGCTGTTGCCTGGATGGCACTTGTGCCATTGCCATACAATATACCGTTTGAAGTGAATGTTGCTGCACCTGTACCACCATCTACCACGCCAATAGCCGATGCCAAACTTGACACGGTACCGCCTGTGAAGTTGGCATAAATTGTACCAACAGCATAACCAGTCCCGGCGGTGTTAACTGTTGTGCTAGGTTCTGATTCCAATCCCTTGAAAAACTTAAAGATGCTGCTGTCTGACGCATCGCGGAAGAAACCTGCATACTTAGTGGTTGATGCTTCCACATATTCAGCATACACACCTGTGTCTACTGAGTTTGCTGAATTATCTGTAGCTAACTTCAAGAGTACGTCATCAATTGTTACTGTTGTTGAGTTCACAATTGTTGATGATCCATTAATCGTCAAGTTACCCGCAACTGTAACGTTGGCGCCATCAAGCGTCAATGCTGTTGTGCCTGATGATGACTTGATATCATTACCTCCTACTTTCAAGTCTCCCGCAACTGTAACATCAGCGCCGTCAAGTGTCAACGCTGTTGCTGATGATGACTTGATATCATTACCGGTTACCGTCAAGTCACCTGCAATGGCAACGTCGGCAGACCCTGAGAATGTGATGGCAGTTGCGCCACCTGACATCTTGATGTCATTGCCGCCCACTGTCAAGTCACCTGCAATGGCAACATCCGTGGTCAATGCAACAGTCACGGCGGCGGTTTCTGATCCTGATCCTGTAATTGTAATTTGATTGGCGGTGCCTGCCACTGTGGCAACATAGTTGCCTGTTGTGTCTGTGCCTAGTGCCACTGAGTTGGCGGCAATGGTTACTGCGCCTGCTTCAGTTACGGTGATGTCACCTGAAAATCCCGCATACACATAATCGGCAACATCTTCTGCACTAATACGACGATTTGCCGAGGCGGACGCATCATATACAAGAAATTCATCGGCATCTGCCAATGATGTTAGTACTGTTCCGCCTGCAATATTAACCTTAGTTGCTTCAACAGAATTGATAACTACGTTGCCTGTTGTAAGCGTAAAGTTGGTGCTGTTGAATGACGCCACACCCTTGTTAGTGTCAGTGGCATCTTCTGCTGAAATTGTGACTGTGTTATCTGTAATAGCGGTATCAATGCCTTCGCCGCCAGTGAATGTTAGTGTTCCACCTGTACTAAATGAATCACTTCCTGTATCACCTGCAATGGTCAATGATGACGATGCGGGCGCGGCGAATGAAAGTGTGCCTGACCCGTTGGTTTGTAACACATGTCCATCTGAGCCATCAGCAGTGGGAAGTGTTAATGTGTAATCAGCTGCTAACGTATTTGGCGCTTTAACAGTTATTTTGTTACTACCATTATTCGTGGCTTCCTTGAATACAACCTGACCACCGGTAGCTGCAACTTCTTGTATCAACATGCTATCAACAGTATTCGTGTACTTCTTACCACCAACTTTATCAATAACGGCTGTGGTGCCATCTGATCCGCGAGATTCAATATACAAAATCGCGCCGGCGCCCGATCCCGATCTATCTTGGCTATATGCTAATTCGCCTTCTGCTAAATCTGCCGCGACCGGAGCAGCGGCTCCAGTAGAACGTTTAATCTGAATTACTGTTGACATGGAAAATCTCCTTTAAATTTGTTTAGTATGTTCCGCCATCTATATTATTTGTGCCTGATGAAACCACCTGCGACACCCATTCCTGAGAGTTTTCATTCCATATCAACGTATACCCATCTTGCAAATCTGTGGTGTTCACATTTTTCAATTCTTCTAAATCTACTAGCGGGAGTAAAACTTTTTTTACAGTTGTATTGATTGGCGCTGGGCCAGTGTTTACACGTACTTTGAGTGCCATTATCGAGTGACCTCAGGAGTTATTGTTATGATACCTTCAAGAACTCGTGTAACTTCACTTCCATCCACAATTTCAACATCATATACATATCTTCCAGACCGAAGTGCTCCTGTTTGTTGTGCAGTTAATGACAGTGTAATTACGCCATCTTCAGGATCCTCTCCCGAACTTGTAGTGAATGCCGTGTACGTAGTCGATCCATAACTTTTACGCAATTGTGCATGAATAGTATAGTCAGACAAATCCAATGGATTGTCATTGGCATCAGACAACTCAATAGAAATTGAAAATGTGCTTCCTTGGTCAATAGTTAAGTTGCGCAAATTCGCCATAGTAGTACTCTTATTTATACTTTGTTAAAATTATGCTTCAATTGTCATTGAAGAAAAACGAAACACGGTTGATGACGCATTCGTGGGCGTAACTAAAATACGAAGATTTCCGCTATTAATATCAGCATCAAATGAGGCCAACGATGTTCCTGTCAACACGGTACCATATTCTGTGAGATATACTGTAGTGCCATCATGAATAATCATTAATGAGGTGGCATGAAATTCGCCTGACGTTGAATTTCCTACCTGCATAATGTATCGTAACGTTCTTACAGAAGATGCCAAGATGGAATCTAATACTTGATTTGATGACGTACTTGTTGTTGTTAACGTCCCGGAACGACCTTCAACCTTGAAACTGTTTAAGTTTGAAAGATTGTCATCTAATTCTTGATGTGTAAGTGTCGTTCCTTTGACAGTGCGTAATGTTAAAGTTGCCATGCAGAATCCTAGTTAATCGTTCTATAGTATTTATACATGTGGCTGCCATTTATTTAACGGACATGACGCAGATGCTAGTTGACTTTTTGTTTTCATGAAACATCCACATTCGTGGCAACGGGATGTATCCTTGTCAAACCGATCACATCCTTCACATGTTAAAAGCCGCTGAAATCCCACTTCAGTTGGTACAAGTACGGGCAACCCACGAGCGGCTCGTTTGCCGGTTTTCCACACTTCTTTTGCTAAATTTCTTGCCTGTTGAAATGCCGAAGGAAACGTGTGTAACGATGTTTTTTCAGTTTCAAGAATTGAATCCACTTCTTTAATCTGTAATCGTTCGCTATCAGAAAAACGGGCTTCTTCATAGCTAGTTCCATTCATCACTTTAGTAATGATTTCTATGTCATTCTCAACAACATCTAACACTATACCCTGTCTCCAAAAAGCAGGAGTAGTGTTTTGAGGTGTAAAATAATAGATGCTCGGTGTTAATAATTGTGGAAATTCCAACTCGTTGTCTGATACACACAATGTATAGAAAGAAATTGGTAAATTAATTATCTTTTCTTCTAATGAAATTTGTGCAGTAGTTTTTTCCGTTTTACATCCTTGTGCAACAAGTAAAATCATAACTGGGCGTGTTGCTTCACTCACTATGTTTTTTACAGCGTCTTTCATTTCTGTTATCATAATTAAATACCCTTGTTGTTAAGATTTTTTAAATTTATCTTGTATATTAATATCCTAGTATCGGACGATACCATTCAATAACTTCATCTATACCCTTCTCGAATGTTATTGTAGGTTTCCAATCTAGTAAGCGGGCAGAAGAATCATTACTCATATATCCCGCATCAGCCGTTTCTTCGCCAACACGTGCATTTTTATACACAATTGTACCTTTTCCAATACGTTTTACTATTTGTTCCGCTACCTCTCCCACTGTCATAATTTCACCTGATCCTACGAAAACCCCATCTACTTGGTTAATTTTGTCCATACGCTCTACCGCATTTGCAAATGCTTTAGCAACATCTCGCACATGAACGAGGTCTGCATTTTTATTTCCCCACACTTCTAGATTTACATCTTTCAGCGCATTTTCAATAAACTTAGGAACAATTTTAATAATTTTTGTACTTTGGCGCGGGCCATATACATTGAAAATACGTAAGGCGGCTGCCTGTAATTTATACTTATTGCCATATGCAAAAGCTAATTCTGCCCCTGTTCTTTTTGTAATAGTATATGGAGCTAACCAACGTGAACCAACGTCCACTGTTAAAATATCAGAACGTACTGATGCACATGCCTCATATACATTTACCGCGCCATGAATATTTGAATCCACACACTCATGGATATGATTCCATGTTTCGGATGTTCCCAAAATTCCTGCTAAGTGTATGGTTAGGTCGGGACGTATTTCTTCGAATACTTTTTGAACCCGGACATAATTAGTAATGTCTAATGGAACATATCTAACCTTATCAGAGATTTTCCATTCCATGTTTCTATCAACAGAAATTACATCGTGTCCTCTGTTAATTAATTCTTCAACAACATGACTACCTATAAATCCAGCGCCGCCGGTAACTAAAATTCGTTTCTTCATATAATCCTTTTATTTTATTGATGTTTTTCTAAGAAAAATTTTACAGCATCTTGCTGATTAACTTCATCTAAATCTTCAATTTTTTTATTATACCAATACTTTATATTATGTATAATGGGCTTTTCATATACTATATAATCCTCATATCCCCCTTGACAATATTCATTTTCAAGGGGAGTCCAATGCATATTATTACAAATCATAATAAATTGTATCAGTCTGTCGGTATAACTACAATTACGATTATCATCAGCGCATGCTTTTGCCCAATTAATTTCTTGTAGTTTTAAATAAGAATCAATAAACGAGTTTCTTGAAATAATAGAACCGCCACCTGGAAATCCAGACCCACCTCCCCATCCTATTTCTGGGAAATTTTTAATGATTCCGTGAATCCACACATCGTCTTCCATATGCACAAACCACTCAACATCCTTCATTTCTGTAACTAAACTAACATAAATTCTATGCAAAAAATGTAACCCACTTGCCAATTCCCTGATGGGTAATGATGGTGAGTAATCTACATTGTGAGGGAGTCGATACATCTTTTTATAAAAAACATTATGTTTTTTACATATTTCTTCATATTCTGAAGAAATATCTTCCCATACAGTTACAGGAGATTCAGGATAATATTTTTTTATTTGACGTAGATTCATTTCAACTGCACAAGGATTTTTTGCTGATTGATAAAAGAATCCTAATTTTTTTGAATCAAACTCCATTATAAAAATGACCTTTTAAATTTATAGGGACGTTGGTCTAATAATGCATTAGGACTATAGTTAGAAATTTCATCTATATCAATAGATTCTCCACACATATATCTAGTAGAAAATGCATATGGATTATATTCTTTCTTGTATTCAAGATTGTAAAAATCAATGAACGGGTGTGCTGTATTTAACGCATTAATGAAACAGGGGGATACTGGATAGAAATAAATTTTTCTATCATAGTGTGGAGTGATATGGCATCCTCCAAACGGTACATGTGAGGTGTGGTAGAATATTTTTCCGTAATATTTGCAAGGAAGTGTGTTAGGAAGTTGCTCAAATGCCTCTCCTTCTTTTTCAATAGAATATAAATGTCCTTCTCGTTTCCAAATGTGTGCCTGAGAAAAAAATTCAGAAGGATGTACAACAATACTATTTTTTTGGCGATTTAATCCTTTAAACAAATCTAGAACGTCATATTCACTTATTTGTGAAAGATGTGATAAATCAAAATCTACCGTAAAAATAGCGGTATCTGGAAGAACTAAATTGTATTCATCTAATACAAAATAATCTTCTATACTGGGGGGAGTACTATCATATTCTACTTTTACAAAATTTAAATGATTGTAATCCTGTAAAAATTTTCTATAGGCAGTTACATGATATTGTGTGTCTTTATGAGATTCATCATATAAAATGGTAAATTTAACTTCAACAGTGCCCTGTAAATGTTTTTGCCAACTATCAACTAACGCCTTGGTTTGACATTCTCTATTTTTTCCTAGAATAAAAATATTAAGAGGTTTCATAATTGAAATTGTGATAGGTCGGGTCGTCCAGTTCGTGCTCGTTCTGATACAGTTTTATTTTTAAAGTCTACTCCTGAATATTTTTCATATTGTTCAACTGTACGAACATTTCCTAATCCATACATGCCTAAAGATATATGATTTTCCATATTTAATAAAGTTTCTAGTCTGCGTAAACTTACATCAGTTAATTTTCTAGCATTATCACCATGGTCTTCACTGTATTCTTTTCTGTACCCACGGTCATGTTTATGAAATGCCATATTTTTTGCTGTCACATAATGATTGTATCCATGTGAAAATGATCGTACGGCTAGGGAAATTTCTTCACCTAGAAAAAACATATCTGGATCATACGGAACATCATAAATCCATTGCTTAGGTCCAAAAAGATTACAGGCGGTTAAGAAACTGTTTAACACAGGTTTCTCTGTGACATCACGCACATCAAACATTTGAAGTAAGACGCTTACCCAAAAATTTGTGGCTCGGGATGCCGCCATCTTAGTAGGACTATTATCCCAGTTATAACACTCATTGGGCGGTCCCCATTGAGGAACTGCACACGACATGATGGCTTTAGGATCTTCAGTTTGATGAAATTGTTCAATTAAACTTACATCCCAATCTTGAATGAAGTCCATATGTGAATCTATCAGCCAAAAGAAATCTTCATCTTTATGAAGATGGAAAGCCAAACTCCGCGCCCAACTACATCCTTTACTTTGAAAGGCGGGCACCTTTATGACACGATGTTCCACCCCATAATAATCTAATTCTTCGTGTTCTTCTGAACCATACTGCCAACAAATACCTAATACAATATTTTCAGGATGTTTTGCCTTGGTCACTAAATTTTTGATGGTATACTGTAGTAGTGGATCACGATAACTTGCAATATTTACAAAAATTTTATTGTTCATATATTTCTTTCCATACGGTCATGCCAACCTTTAGATTTAGAATGAGGCCAGAATATCCATTTTTTTGGTTGAGTTTCTGTATGAAACTCTCTCCAAATTTTAATATATTCTTCTGTGGATTTTTGATTGAGATACTTCTGTATTTCTTCTGCGTTCACATCTCTGCGATATACTTCTTTTCCATGTTCATCTTCAAATGCAATAACCCAGGTTGTGTAATCATCGTCGGGAACAGTAGAATATGAAATATCAATACAGTGTTTAAAAATTCGTAACCAAGATTTCTCATACTCATCTTCTGATAATATAGGATTGGGCGGATATAATGTGTCCTTGGTATATTGCTGTATGGAACGTTTCTTAAAATTTATTCCAGCATATTTTTCATAATCTTCTAATGTTCGAACAGGTCCAAATCCATACCGCCCAAAATCAATATTTTGTATTTCTCCATCCATTTCAAATAATTTTCTGTTTCGGGCATGACATAATGCATTTTTTTCACCCCATTTCTTGTCATCATCCCATTGTTTGCTTCTACCTTTTCTTGTATACTCGTGCCAGGCAATCACCTTGTGAGGATGAAATAAATCATATCCCCATGTATATGCTCTGGCAGCAATGGAAATTTCTTCACCGTGAAAATAATAATTAGGATCATGTTGAACTTCTTGAGCAAAACTTCCTAACGTAAAACAGAAATGTGCGGAATAAAATCTTGAGGCAACAGGCTCAGTCAATTCTTTCCAATTGGGAATATCTGTAGGTAAAAAGAAAACGGCGCCTTCAGGAATGAATCTATCAAAAACCATTCGCCAAGGAGCTTCTGCTCTTTTTTCAGGATCATTTTCAGGATCAAAGGAAGAAATGTATGATGTTAGTACAGGTTTAGGATATCCTTTATCTTGTAATTGTGTAATCATACTAATACATTCAGTGTCCCAATTTTTAATGAATCTATGATGAGAATCTAACTGTAATGTATATTCTTCGTTCTGATATACTTTTTGTATTAAGTTTCTAGCCCAACATGCACCTTGAGATTCTTCATACGGAATATCAATGATTCTAAATCTAGGATCTCCTCGAAATTCATCTAATGTATCCCATGTGTCATTGTTGTTATGTTGCCAAGCTATTCCAAATACTAAATTTTCAGGAAACGCAGCTTGTGCCAAACAGTCTTTAATTGTTGGCACAAGCTGTGGATCACGATAACTTGCAACCTGAATAAAAATTTTATTGTTCATACTATTCATAATCTAGGGGTAAAATTGCTTATATGTGATGATAACCTATAAATTCACTGATTGCGTGAGGTGCAACTGTATCAGGTCTGCTTACACTACTTGTATTTATATTTGTTGGGCTAGCATTAGGGTCGGCATCCTGTGAAATTGTCTGTAGGGAATAATTTCCTCCTGCCACAGGGGTGCCTCCTTTATTTGTAACAATTCCTCCGATAGATAAATTGGTACTAGGTAAGACTGGACCAAAAGTATTTGTAGGAGTTGGTGTAAATGTAAATGTAGGTGTTGATGTATTTGTGATTGTGGGCGTTGCTGTTGCTGTGTTTGTAGGTGTTGCTGTTGTATTTGTAGGTGTTGCCGTTGTGTTTGT